CTGAGGGCTTGCGCGACTCAGCGGTATAAATCGTGACCGTATCGAATATCTAATCTATCCATTGGTAACTACCGAGTTACCGCAGGGGCTATGTCCACAATTGGCAATGCGACTCCGACGTTTAATTTAAGATTTTCGTCAGCCTCTAGCCCGATCACTTTTTGAATGATGCCTGTAGTTTACCTAAAAGTAAACTATTAATCCCCAAACTCAAGAAACTCATCTAGCGTGATATCAAGGCACATTGCAATTAACTGCGCAGTATGTAGTTTCATGTTTTTATTAGATCGCCACCTTATAACTTGCGGCTTAGAAGTTTTCGCTATTCTAGCAAGCTCACTAGAGCTAACATTTTTATAGCTTTGCGCGTTTCTTACGCACTGACCCGCATCAATAAATTTCATCTTACAGAATCCTGTGGTATATTAATTGGGTCGGTTCCCCCGATCGACAGACCTCCTATGGTTTGCCCCCCGCGAGGGGGGCTTTTTAAGCCTAAAAGGGAATATCATCATCAAGCTGCTCAATACTCATAGCTTCTTTAGTTTGCTTGATACCTTGCACTTGAGCCTGTTCTTTAGCGGTAAAACTTGTTGACATATACTTATTGCCTTTAGCAGAAGTATTAACCCAAACACTTACCCAGTAATCGACTCCAGCAACTCGCGCTGAACCCTTATAATCTGGGTGACTGTCTGTTTCTTTCTTGTCATTTTTAAAAATAGCTCCGCTATTGTCTTTTTGCTCATAATCGGTCATTTCAGTTTCTCCACTTGGTTTAAAATTACATTGACGGCCTTGGTTACTTCATCGGCCAATTTTTTAATAAATCCTTCGTCTCGGCAAAATGTAACCAAAACAGGAGGAATCTGGGGGTGAAATGCAAAAGCATCCCAAGATGCTGCACCAGTCACTAGCATACAACCTTGTATTTGCTGGTAATAAGCCTTGCCCAAAGATTGTGGATCAAGGCTATATTTAACCATTGTCTTTGCTGCTGGACATTTAATCTCAAGCCCAGTCATATAGTTTGGGTTGTGATAAATGATGCCATCGGGCGAGCAACCAAACTCTTTGCTATCGTCAAGAATAAACCCATGCTCAGTCACTTTATAGCCAGTGATATACTCATAAGCCTCTCTTGCTTCTGGCTCAAGTTCAGTTCCGCGCTGCATGTGTTCATTGGTGTAAAAAGGTTCAGATTTACCTGTTAGGCGCTCCGCAATTAATTCATGGATATAATTATCAGCAGATGTAGAAGGCTTGCCAGTCTGCGTTATTAGCTTGGCAAAGTTACTTGCTGAAGGTTTACCCAGTCGTGCGGCAAACCATTCCTCAGTGCCTTGTTCGTGATCTAAAATTATCATCCTTCACTCCTTCGCTTCGTTCGCAAAGCATGCATAGCCCTGTCAAACTGCGAAGCAAGTAGTTGGCTTGGATTTTCGCACTTGAAATGCTTACAAAATGCGGCAACATCAGCATCACGTTCATGAATCATAGCCTTCAGTTCTTTGGCCTGATCCTCAGTGATTATTGCATTAGCGACAACAGGGTTAATATCTTCGCCTGCGTATATGTAGTGACCAAGCCCGAACATTGCGAAACACTTAACTAGGCAACGCATTTTGCTGGAATTGATAGCAAACTTGTCAGGGTTTGCGATAGCTTTGTTGCGGTGATCCATAACAGGTAGCCACATGTGCCGCATCATCATCTGATCTTGCTCTGAGCCAGTGTGAATGTGGACCACGCAACTTATTTCAACGGTGCCTGTATCCTCGCATTTATCTTCCTCGAAAGAGTAATGCAGATCAGGATAATGCTCCATCATCGTTCCGTAAGCCCAAGCCCATGAAAGATATGATAGGTTTCCTTTCTTCTCAATATGCTGTGATACATCGATGGCAGATAAAGTTTGCCAAACTTGTTTAGATAAGCTCATTTTGACCTCCTACAGTCAGCTCAGTTTTTGCAGTATTACACTGCTCTAAAGCATACTGGTCCGCATAGCCCCAGTAGTACTCTGGATTTTCTACATCCCGCACAGGATGCCCATGTAAACAGTCGTATTCGCCCTGCTCGTAGTAACTGAGCTCATTAATATTCATGCTGATCGCTCCACAGAATAAACCATTTCTATGCAGTGGTGCTCCCAAATCTCACCCCAGTTTATACCTTCAAAATCAATAAAATCCCTGAGCATTAATGAGCAAAGATTAACCTCTTCATAAATGCAGTCCATTACCATACCTTCTATCATTTCAGCTGTAGTTGCAGCATTCTCTTCAAGCTCTTGCCTTATGATATCGCCGAAGTGCAGGTTGATTAGCCAAGTGTTTCTGTTTGTCCAGCCGTTATAATCTGACATAACTTATTACCTTTATTTATTGAATGTAGCTTCATTATGCATGATGTTTACGAAAATGTAAACTATTATTTAAAAAAAGGCAAAAAAAAGCCCCAATTAAGGGGCTGCGGACATAAGTTGGCACTTTGTGTCCGTTAGTACGACCAGATAGAAGGGCAGGGGAAGCCGTCCTCTTCCGTGCAGCCGTCTAGGTGTATAAAGCGACCTGATCCTTTCTGCTGTACACCAATTCTCTGTATACCGTGCTTCTGGGCCACTCTAATGATTTCTAAGGCGTTTTCTCCGCTGGCTAGTATATCTACCGCCTTGCCATGCGTATGCGCTCCTTTGACCTCTTTACGTGCCTCTATGGGGTGTTCTGGAGACCTGTAAGCAGAGGACAGGGCAAAGCTAAAGCCGCACTCTTCGCGGATAGCGTTTAACGTCTTTAGGAAGTCAGGGTCAAAGCCTTGATCGCCTGTGTGCCTGCAAGCCAGTTCTTTAGGCTTGAAGTAGTTCTTTTCTTCTGTCTTAGGTGATTTAGCCATTTTACTTTCCTTCTATGTTCTTAGTCTTTTCAAAGCTACGCATTCCACCAAGCCCTAATAGACCACCAAGTATAGGCATAAGTGTACCACCATCTGCTTGCGGTATCACAACACCGAATCCAGCAGCAATTGGTGAGATTAAGTAGTTGACTGCAAGGGCAAGGACACAAACCCAGCCTGTTGCTGGTCGCCAAGAGCTTTGGAACCAGTTGCCTTTGGCTTCTGCGGTGTTGAGCGCAACCTGTGCCAGTGCAAGTTCCTGTGCATGTTTATCCGAGAGGGTGCTGATTTCATGCGCGAGCTGGGCTTTCTGATCTTTGTCCTCCACGAACTTATCGAGTAAGCCCGTAACTGGGCCGATGAGTGAAGCGACAATGCTCACAGTATGTTTTTCTCTATCAGGAATAAGCCGATAATCAGGGGATACATACCCCAGAGCATCATCTCACTTTTCTTGAATCGCTGAGAGCCTTCGTCTAATCGCTTTTCGATATTCTGATATCTGACAGCGCATTCTTTTTCATGGCCTTCTAAACGTATCAGGGCCTCTTTGACTGTAGCCATTATGAGTTCCTAACCAATATGGCTTCGACAAAAATTGAAACCTCGTTATCAGAGCTTGAGCTTTTGCACTCAAAGTGAAAGTCGGTTTTTTCATCAATTCTGAAAGGCACTTGGCGGTCAAAGCTAATGCTCTGCGAGAAGGTTGCCTCTGCAACCCTTAAAGTTCTGCCAGCGGCATTTTTAGCCACGTTTCTTAAATAGAGATACTTCTGGCCATTAACAGTGCCAGAGGTGCAGTCGATTCTAAACAGATAGATGCTGTGGCCTGCGGGTACGGTGTAGACAGATGATTGCGTAGTACCGATCTCAGCACCTATAAAGGCGTAGTTGGTGCCGCCATTGCTGATACTAATATCACCTACGTTAGAGCCAGCTAGTATGACTGCGCTATTTATGCGAAAAAATGTTGCGCTAGTGGTTACTGCTGAAGTGCCTGTGAGGGTAACGGTCTCGCTGATAGCATCGTAATTTGCGTCAAGACCATTGATCAAAACTTCCATAGTATCTGATGCCGATGAACTCACCACACTCATAATGACCGCAGAGCTAGGATAAACATAGTTGCCGCCATCATCCCAGATAGTCTCGTAGGCTGTACCTACTGTGCGATTAAAGCCAAAGATATTAAGCGGCTGAGTATCCCAGATATTGCCTTTGACTATATCGTGCAAAAGGTGCGGGGTGGGTCGAGCTTCATCGAACTGATACATCAGCTTTCCTCTTCTTCCTTGAGGCTGCCAGTAAGCATAGCGACAAATGCATCTTTGCCAACGGTAAGCTGGTCAAGGTTAAATTGTGTGGATTTGATTTTACGGTCGAGATCAGCGCAGTGATTTACCATAGCCTGCTGCTGCTCGGTTAGGTCTTCGTACTGGTATTCAACGTCATCGATAGTTATGGGAGTTGTTTTTTTCTCGCCCATGTCTATATCTCCTTTCAGGTTATTGTTTGGCTTTATTGCCAAGGAATGCGAACTGCTCCAAAATCTTGTAGGCTTTTGCAACAAATTCATCGTCTTTCGGTGTATCGGTGTAATTGCACACTACGCTGGCTATTGTAACCAGTGACGTTACAAGCACATATAAATCGAGTAAATATTCCACTAGAATCCTCCAATAATCATGTAGTAACTGCCGCCAAATATAGTTAGCACCGCGATTGTGACCAGCACATTCTTAACTGCGTCACCTACCTGACGTTGCTTCTTGAGTTTAGCCAGCCTAGCCTTCTCCAGCTTGTGCTTGTGATCCAGTATAGACTTGTTCTGTATCATCAGCATGTCACGCCAAACGTGCTTAGGCGTTATCTTCTTCAGCTCCTTCTCCTGCTCTCGTATGGCGTTCTTAGCCCATGCAAGCTCCAGAGCCTCTTCCTGTGTTAGTACATGATCGCCTGCCTTAGTAGCCTCTTCAATGCTCTCTACAGCTACCTTGCTGTCAGTGAGGCTAGTAAACAATCCCGACAGACCTGACAAGTGATCCCCAGACTCTTTAACGGTAGCAATGCCATCGTTAAGAGCCTTTAGGATACCTACAACTGCTGAGATTTCTGCAATCATTACCAAGGAGTTCCAGTAGCTAACGCAGGAGCTTTGCTGTCAGCAATCTGTGCAGCGATAGAATCTTCTACGCCAGTGACTGCTTCCTCACCCATGCTGTCCTTGACCCAGCCAATAGCCTGAGCTTCTGTGATGTCTGCATAGGCAGTGTAGCCGTCAGCAGAGCTGTCAGGAGTAAAGCTACAAGTACCATAGCTGCTGCCTGCGTGAGTTACTGCGTCGTCACCAGTACCTACTGCTTCGCTGTCTGATGCTCGCCAGTGTGCAACAATAACGCCATCGTCTGATGAGTTACGTTCTAGTGTTGAGATTTCCCAAGTTACTGCCATTAGTTGTTCTCCAGTTGAGTTATTCTTGCTTCAAGTTCTTGTATAGTTGCTACCAGCAGTGGCACTAGCTTGCTCTGGTCTATACCTTGGTAGTCTGGTACTGACCTAGTACCCATTACAGCCTCAGTAGTTACATTGCCGTCATCATCTAGCACTGCGGGAGTAACTTCATACTCCTCATCACGCATAGCGTCTTTAGTTCCGCTAATTGCTTCAGGTACGATGTCTTGCACTTCATGAGCTAAGAATCCATCCACAGTTGTGTCAGCGTCTGCAATGAAGTTAAAGCGGCTAGGCTTGAGCTGCTTGAGTCGTTCCGTAGCGCCTGACATACCGACTACATTTTCTTTTAAACGGTAGTCTGACGAGGTGGCGTAAGATGTGGAGCTTGTGCCAACTTCAATAACACCAACCTGTGTGCCGTTCTGCTTAAAACTAATTTTGTATTTAGCACCAGTAGCGTTGTTGTTGTTATAACTTGCAATTTCGGTTTCTGAAGTTACTGAAAGTTGGCTAATGACACCGCCTGATAGGTAGAGGTCTTTGAAGCGAGCGCCTGAAGAGCCTATGTCAATAGCATTGTCTCGCGCAGAAAGACCGTTAGCAGGGTAAATAGCGTCAATGTCACCAGCAAAGATGACACCTGTGTCACCGCTACCAATAGAAAGTCTACCAACGACAGTACCAATACTACCTACGTTTGTGCCGGCACGATAGAAGCCCAATAGCGCCCCGTCAGTACCATTTCGGTTCAAATAAGCAGATTGTCCATTGTATGATGCAAAGATGCGCCCATTAGCACCAAGACTAATACCTTCTGTCGTATTGCCAACACCGATAACTTCGCCTACCGTCTGACCCACCAACAGGTTGCCTGATGAGTCTATGCGCATGCGTTCTGAGCTGCCTGTAGCAAATGCTAAAGCATTATCTGAGTGCGTGTAATTTATATAGCCGCTATACGCACTTGCACCAGTGCCGTCTCCAAATTGGATCGTACCTGCACCAGAA